CTTGATCTTGGGCGAAAAGTACACAAGCACTATTTATGTTCCATGTATTTGATATATGAAAAGATGGAAGAGTATTTATGTTTAAATTTAAAGCTTCTCTATACATACGTTCAGCAAAATCAGTCATTATTTGATTAGGGTTTCCTGGAAGCATCTGATCAATTTCAATGTAGCCCTGTAGATCTTGCGTTTGAGCTTTATCCAACAGGCTTGCTATGAAATTTGCTCCTAGGTCGGGATTAGGTGTTACCGTAGCTAAAGCTAGTTCTGGGCTCATTCTTCTGGTTAATTGTTGAATTAGCTTTTCTCTATCCTCATCTCCCATGTTTAATGAATAATTATTCATTCTCAGGAAAGCCGCTGCATCCCCTGCGGTTGTAATAGGAAAACTTCCAGTTCCTAAAGGAAGCACTCCTGTAGCTACATTAGACGCTCTGCGTTCGACCATTTTCTGAAATCCCATTTGTAGCTGACCCAAGTAAACTCCACCAAATTTAAATTTAAGATCTAGTACATTTGGATTTGTAGTATTATATCTAAAAATAGAAATTTGTTTTTGTTTTATGTATTCTTTTTCCTGTTCTGAAAAATTGCTATATCCAAACTCATCAGGAACATATGAAATATTTCCAAAAGATCCTTCTAAATCGCTTGATGGAACAGCAGGATACAGTATTTCCTTAAGAGGCTTGTTGTAGGATGTCTTTGTTAATATCTGTCTATCCAGCGGGTGGAGGGGAATCTGTAGTATTCTAGATCTAAGAGCTTCATCTGAAGCGAGCTTGTTCGCTGAGGCTTCTTGTGCTCTCCTGGCTATTGCCTCATCATAGGCTGCTTGCTCGGCTTCAATGAGCATGGTGGGTGTTAGATCTTGCGAGGGAAGAAGCTCTACAGCATTTTGAGGAGCAACAACTGGCTCGGGAGGAACATCTTCAAGAAGTCGTTTAGAAAAAGACTTAAGCTGCGCTACCTTTGCGGCGGCAGATTTAGCCTTCAACGCTGCTGTCTCGGCTTCTTGTTCCTCTAAGTTAACTTCAGCATATAAATAATTTTTAATCAGAGCAGAGTCTCCGACAATTATAGCTTCTTGTTTATTATTAAACTTATGATATCCTCCAAACAAAGGAAAATGTGTAGCCCCTTCTCCTAAATCTCCTGTTTTAGACCAATGATCCAAGACATTTATATCTGTCTCATTGAATTGAACAAGATCAATGTTGTATTCACCTTTTGATAGTTCATTAATTCCATTGATTACATTCTTAACAACTCCCATGTGATCAGGAATTCCTTTAGAGCTTGATTTCTGGAGTGATGCGAAGTGAGCTAAGTCTGTGTACAGTTTTTTAAATCGTTCTTTTGCTGTTTTAGCTTTTTCAACAGATGTAAATTTTAACTTCTCTGCTTGGGCTAGAACACTATTTGAAAGTTTTAGGATTGGATTTACAGATTCCAACTGTATTCCAACCTTAGCTAAAAAGTCTTTAACAAATTCTGCTTTTTTTCCTACTTCTCTTGCTTGTTTTGAGTCACCAAAGTTCATATCCACTTGATTGGCCGCATTTGATCCTGCCTCTCCTTTAAACTCTGCTACTTGCTGGGCTTGCATTGCAGTCGAAGTAGATGCTACTCTCGCATTCTTAGCTAACTCATCAATAGTCTTTCTACAAATAAGATTTATATTTGGAAGTAACACAATTACATTTGAATTTGATGTTGCTGTTTGAATATAATTTCTTAAAGTATCAACAACAATAGCGTGAAGATCAAAATCACCGATGTTAGATGCTAAATCTGAGTAACCTAAGTTATCAAAAATTTGATTTAATTCATCCCTAAACTCTGTAACAGCTTTTTTACCCACATGACGATTTAAGTATTCCAACGGATCATACGGAGGTTTGTTTGGCTCGTCTCTTAATGCTTGCCACTCTCTGAGGTGAGCGAGCCACTGCGTAGTGCCTTGTTCGTAGGGGTTGTGGTATTCTGAATCTACTAACCTATTAAGTTTAATAGGCTTTGAGGTCCCATTGTATCTCATGGTTGCTCCCCTGAGATTTAAATTAACGGGTTCATTATATGCCCCTCGTCTTTGACCCATAATTACAGGTCTAGCGGTAGGTGTTAAAGTTAAAGAAATTTTTCTTGCGCCCTTTACGGCAATATCAGCAGACTGAAGAACTGTACGATGAGGTCCTGACCAGAGACTAAGGTTCTCTCCAGTTCCATAGGCAACATATATCTCTTTTCTCCCATGCGTTGCTGTATATTGTTTTTTGAAATCATCAATATACTCTTTAGGGTAATCGGACAGGCCCTCTTTCATTTGTTTGTTTTTTCTATCACCAATAATAGAAGGCTGTTGATCTTCAGGTGCATAGCCGTATCCCGCCATATTTTCTAACATACTGTCACTAAGGTATCTTTTTTCAAATTCTCCTTTTGGATCAATAAACTCAAGCGTCATTCTCATGCCAGGACCGAGACCAATAGAATGTTCAAAAGAAATAAAATTTGGGTTAGATTCTGAATTAAACAAGATCGCCGTATCTTCTCCATCATCAGTAAGGGTAGACAATAAGCTTGTTGCTGTAGAACCTGCGGAAAATAGTCTTTCCATAGTAGCTCTGTTAAAAGCTACTACTATATTTGCTGTCGGGACTTTCATCTCATTATGGGTATAAGTATTTTTTGGTTTTGAGTAAACCCTTCAAATGGATCGGCTATTCCATTAACCAACATAAGAAGCCACCAGTTTTTGGGAGTCCCATAGAAAACATTAGATATTAAGTCTGGTCGATGCTCGTATCCAGCAGGGACATACCCTACTTCATACTCATAAGCTTTTCCTAAATCTACTAAGATATCATCAAATTTAGGAGTATTTATGATTGTTTTAGTTAGAACTGTTCTATGCCGAACCAGTTGGGAATCCAAGGCATAGGGGCCTTTTTTGTTTTCACTTATTTCCATTAGAAGATTCCTCCGTATCCAGGATCCATACTATGGGTATCTCCTAAGACAACTGCTTCCCATCCAGCAAGGTTGTCTTTTTTGATAATACTTGTAGTATCAAACTCTCCAAAATCTCCAGTCCTGATTTCTTCTAATTTAAGATTAATCTTTAATTGTCTAGGTAGGAGAGTGTCCATGTCATATCCTGCGGCTTCATTATAATCAATTGAGTAGCTAGTACAAATACACGGAATATCTTGATATAGGATTCCATGTCTCAACCTTATAATAGGAGGTCCATAAATTGGATTTTTAGAGTAATTAACTACACTTGACCTAACGATATTTGTCCAATAAATAATTAAATCAATAATACGATACTTTAATTGCTTCTGCTGATTATCATCAATAACTATGGGCTTGATTGGAACGATTGTAGGATCTTCCTCTACTACAGTTCTGTTCGTAACAAAAGGACTAATATTAGTTGGGACTATACCATAACTTTGAGAAAACTCAGCGTGTTCTTGGGATGTCATGCCTTGAAGAGCCCAGTCTGAATTTAAAACTTGTTTTGCAGATTCTGTAGCCAATGTTTTTGTGTAATTAGTTCCTAGTTGAAAAGCCATCCCCTTTGTACTAGAATCTCCTTTATAAGGTTTTTTAAACTTCTCTCTTTCAGCATCAACATTGTCTTTATCTCCTTGATAGTTTATATACTTTTCAAGGGTTAGCCCTGGATGAAGATCTACAATATGAGGCATTGTCATGTTAAAACTAACATTAAGGGTTCTTGAATCGGCTCCAAGGTAACTGTGTAGGTTACTAGATCTAGAAATTAAAGAGTACTTTTGATATCGTGCTTTCTTAGTTTCTTTAATAGAAACATTTTCAAAGAACGGCAACTCTACAACGTAATAATCTGATCCCTTAGTGGGAACAGGAAAGTAAAACATTAGCTTTGCTCTTTCAGGAAGTTTACGATCTACTAAGTGCCTGTTACCCATTTAAACTATTCTCCGCTTTACTTTCCATAGAACCTGGTTCTTTAGACATTGCAATTATATTGGCAGCCTTTAACTCTTCTAACATTTCTTCAGAAGTAGTGTCTCGACCAATTCCCAAGATGTTTTCAATGCTTTCAGACAAGATGCTTGCTGTCTCTCCTAAGAACTCAGATTTGGTAGCTATCTCAGGTGTTTTATTATTAATCTCCTCTGTGTTTTTTGCAGTTTCTGCGGCAGACTCATTAGCCCTAGTTCTCAAAGCAACATCACTTTCTATGTTGCTCCTGATGTTATTTAGTTGGTTAAGCATGGAACTCAGCCCTTTATTAATTGGGGATTCTTTCGCAGTAAAGTCTTTAGTAAAATCAAAATCTGACGAGGATCCACCTGCTCTTCTATGAGCTATGAATGCTTGTACTAAAGCTTGTTGTGTTTTATCATCACCCGCTTGGCGAACCATGTCAATATCACCTTTAAGTTTTATTGCCGAAATATTTAGGTTCTCAGCTATATCTTTTGTTCCTGCTCCTAATAAATCCGCAGCCAACAGGACTGCGGAAGTAAGTTGTAACATTGCCATTTTGAAGATATCAAAAGTGCCTCCAGATTGAAAGATAAGAGTAATTTTTTCTTTCATAAACCCAAAAACATCTTCTATCTTACCTAAAGCAAGAATAGAAAAATCAATAACAGCCAGTTTAAATTTTTTCATGGTCGCTGCTGCTCCGTCCTCCCCTCCAAGACTTTCTGCAAACTTCTTAAACCTCTGTCCTACTGTGTTCATAACTGCTGAAATAACATCCATAGCTTCTAAGAGGAACGGAAAAGCTACAGCTAATCCTTCTTGGAACGGAACCAAAATTTCATTTTTTAAATTGGATAATGTTTTTCCAAAGTCGGCTGTTTGGTCGATCTCCTGTCTTGTCCTATCTCCAAACGCATCAGCAACAGTTGTGAAATCAATAGCTCCTCGACCCAAATTTTCCGTAGCAATTCCGATCTGACGGAAGAATGTGTCCGAACCAGCGGTGTGCATTTTAAATGTATCCGAAGCCGTCACGAATGCATCTTTTAATATTGTCCTGGCTTCGGCTTCACTCTTAGCCGCTGAAAGTTGTTCTCTTATACCACCAAGGCCCAGCTTGGTTAAGGTTGCAAACCCCTCTTCGCTGGTGTCCATTACAGACTTCATAACGCTATTGAGTGGTCCTGCCAATTGAGGTCCTAACTCAGCTTGGAGAGAAGCTACTGCTCCCATCACATCTTTACCCATTCCAGATAATTTCTGGGCAGGGAATGTGTCTTTTAATGCATCAATAGCACCAACCAGCTTATCAGTACTAATACCGTACTCGGCTCCTGTGTCAATTAAGCTTTCAGAAAGAGCGTTTGTATCTGCCCTAGAAAGGTTCATACCTGCTTCTAAAGTAGCAAAAGCTTTTGCGGTTTCTCGATATGCTGTTCCTGTTAACTGCTGCTGGTTTATTAGCTTGGCTACTCCCGCTGTGTTGCCTTGTAAACCTGCTTCCATACCAGCAATGGCTGCGCCGAACCTCTGGTTGATATCCCCACGAAGGCCCTCCATAGTGCCTCCAAGAGAATCTCGGGTCTGCTCATATGTCTGGCCTAGAGCTAATGAAGCCTTCTGAGCGTTATCAGCAAACGCAAGGGTTTCCCTTAAAGCATTTTTTAAGCCATCGACTGCTCCAATTAGCTGCCCCGCTACTGCGTCACTCAACATTCCGACTACCATTTACTGAAGTTCTCCATCTATTGTTGCTTTTTTGCGTATCCTGTGAATGGGTCCATAGATATTGGTCATAATATAGGTTCTGTAATTATCTATGGGTAAGGACCTATTTTTATATAGAGTTACTAGAGATTCTGGGGTGTAATTACCTTGCTCAGGAACTCTGAAACCAACTAACAGTAAGTTTCCCGTAGCTGGCTCCTTAGTGATTGGCTCAACAACCATAAATATACGGGCTGCCCTGCTACCCTTCCCTATTCCAAGTTTATATCTAAAAAATAAAATATCCCCAGGGTTGGCACAAGACTGCGATTTAGGCACCATCTGTACGTTTAACTCGGAATCCGCTCCCACAGCATCTAAAAAGTTTTGGATTTGTTTTGAAAATTTAGCCATCTGTGTATATTATATATTGAATATTGAGTTTAAACCATGAATAACAACCTAGACATAGACATTATTGATTTTCTTGATTTAATAAATGAAACATTAAGTTATTCATTCGTAGAAAAGTGGAGACATAAGTTCTCTGAAAAGTTTGTTAAGCATTTTCAGCTTAAAGTTCTGGATGCAATGAACAAACAGAAACCAATTAAACTAGAGATGCTGTATAATTACTTAACTAAGAAGTGTAAGTACTCACCTGATCAAGTAAATAAGTTCTTTGTCTCAATAGAGATTGATATCTACCACCCTTTTATATATGGTAGCTACCCTAAGACTTCTTCTTCTTCCTAGATTTTAAGTCTTCTATTGTCTTCTGTACCTCATGCATTGTACAGAACTCAGGGCAAGCAGTCTTGTAGGCACACCAGTTACAGTATTCATTCCTATTAGCCTTCATCTCATCCTTCTTCTTCTTGCGGATCTTCCAGACCTCATCAACGATCTTTCTTAGGTGAGCATTGATTTGGGGTACTGAGTACTGCACATGTACAAAGTTATTCGTTAGAGGGTAGTAGTGTGCAGCAATAATCTTAGAGACGGGGACCTTGTATAGCTTGCTGATGGCGTATACATAACCTTTCAGTTGTGTGTCCTGATAAAGCTCTACTTTACTTTTTTCTCTCTTAGAAGTCTTATAGTCAATGATAAGGAATCCTCCATCCTCACCCTTGATGATACGGTCGATTACGCCGTTCAGCGTTATGTCATCTTTGACGGGGACTTCAAAGACTAGTTCAGTTCCTACCGTCTCACCTAGTTTTGCGTTGAAGGAAAGAAAATTGTCGATACATTTTAAATCCTTGCCCTCGTACTTCTTTGATACCTTGTATGAGCCTTTCACTTCTTCAGCGATCAACTTCATCTCATCTTGAGATTTTGCGTTCACTCCGTCCTCAAGGATCTTGTGGATGTATGATCCAAAGTGAAGAGCCTCGGTGTTGGTCTCAGGGGGTTCAGGAAGCCTATCAACATACCGATAACGGTATTTTAACTGGCATTGTTTAAAGGTCTGGAATTTAGATTCGGAAATTGTTTTTATGTACATTATAGCACCTCAGTTTATTAGAGACTACATCACGCGAAACTTCTCGTCTATTGGCAAACTATCTGCTAGTGGACGCGAGTTTATTATGGAATCCCTATTCGTGAATAACGATTGGAAGAAGCACATGAGCGTCAATGTAGATAGTGGCATGTGGCAGTGCTTTAAGACAGGTAGGTCAGGAAACTTTGTCCGACTGTACTCCGAGGCAGAAGGCATTCCTTACTTCAGAGCGCAACGCGATCTAATGATTAGGAACTTTGAGTTCTTAGGTGAAGAGATTCCCGAATTAGATATCCCCCAAAAGGAGCTAGAGCTAGACACTAGCAGATTAATTCCTATCAATCTAGAGTCAGTGGACTCAGAAAACAAGAAGGAGGTTGACGCTTGGAGCTTCTTATTTGGTCGTGGCTTGTTCAACCTCAACGAAGAAGAAGAAGCCCCGTTTTACCTTTGCACCGAGGGCAAGTTCTCTGACAGGATTATTATTCCTTTCAGATCAGAGGATACCGTGTTCTACTTTCAAGCCCGTGCCCTGTACGACCAGTCCCCGAAATACTTAAACCCCTCAACCGAGATTGCCCCGAAGCCCTCTGACATCCTTTATCCATATGACGAAGGGGAAGACTACCTAGTTGTATGTGAGGGGCCTCTCGACGCTCTCTCGCTTCAGCGGAAAGGAATCAACGCCACTGCTACCATTGGAAGCTCAATCAGCCCCAGACAGGCTGAGATCCTCTCTACCTTCAAGGGAAAAGTAATCCTAGGCTACGACAACGATGAAGCAGGACAACGGGGAATTGACAAATTTGATAGAACTAGAAAAGAAATGAGGATGGCAAGCTTTGAGATCTGCCCACCACCCTCGGGATACAAAGACTGGAATGAAGCACACATGGCTGGAGAAGACCTCTTCTCATGGATTATGGATAAGTCCCAGTCGTATGATTTTGACTACAAGTCTGCTAATATGCTCAACTCACTGTGAAGTAGTATGGAACACTAACTAAAGTTTCATTTAGTAAGTCGTACTTAACCACCACTCGGTAGGCTCCTGTTAGTCCTGCAAAATCAGCAACATTGGGATGGGTAGCCAATGTGGTTGTATCAAATTTAAAAATGATGGTATTATCAGAGGTTATATCAATAAGCGAGCTAGTGTCTGAATACCCCGATACATTTACATGAGAAGGAAGAGCAACAGCGTCTTCATTCATCTTTTCAATTTTCATTTGAGCATTGGTAATAGCTGAATCTTTAAAGATATTTTTAATACTTTCATCAAGATCTCTATTTTGAATAGTAATATCCGTTGTAATCTTTAGGTTTTCTATAGAATTCAATGTTATGTGTTTGTTAATTAATTTATTTCTAGCAGACAACATAACAGGTTGCGTAGTGCTAAAGAAGGTATCATTATATAACGCGAAGTCGTTTGTTAGGGTATTATAATCAGACCCTGACGAAAACTTAATAGTCCAACAGTCGATGTAATCTCCCACAGAACTGGCGGAGTTTGTAACAACAAGAGAGGATCCGTAGAATGTATACTTTCCCTGCTGCGTCTGCGTTCCATCAAGGACACAAATATACTCGCCCTGTTTTACCCTATAGATTCCACTAAGGGTAGCAGCGTGAGCAGGATTATATGCGGAAGGGTCCAGACCAGGCGTTCCACCGAAGTTAGCGGAAACCCCAAACTGCATAACAACATCAGAGGCTGTAATTGATGAAGCAACTACATTGTCAGTAATAACAGAACTAGGGGATAAGTTTGCTGCTTGGTGAAATACTGTAACCCCACTGATATCATGAGGATCATAGTATTCTCCATCATTAATAAAGAAAGCGCGGAGTGCTACTTTTTGAATTACTGTGGGCCTATTGTGTCTATCAACTACCGTGGTGTTGTTTAGCTGCATCGTTTTCTCTCTCTAGATCTTCTCTAAGAAGCTTTAAAAATATTGTTCTCTCTGTACGAGTCATACTCCTTACATCCAAATATGTAAAGTTTGCTCGTTTCACAAGTATATAGGCTTCTAGAAGAAGTGAATCAATATCAATTACTTCATCTAGTTCACATCGAAAAAACTCGCGTCAATTGGCAGATCGACAATCGACACCCCTCCGCAGTCCTTACAGGCAAATTTAATCTTAGTGTCAACACCATATTCGGACTTTATGGAGTTTAGAATGGTTTTTACATCTCTCAACGGTAGTCGATCCATAACAGGAGCGATAATTGATTTATCAGTATGCCCATCAATGGATACTACAAATCTCCACAATTGATCTAGCACTGCTGCACTATCATCAAAAAGTTTTTCGTCTTTAACCCTAGGGAGGCGCACTACAACTTCTTTCTTTAATTCAGGAAGAATAATTGTTGTAGGGTCTTCAAAATCATCAGGGACAGGGTTAACATTTAGTTGCGACAACATAACAGTAGTAGGATTCTCTGCTCCACAATGGGTGCAAAGTAATAAAGTACTATAATCATCTCCGTAAGAAATTTCTCTTAATTTCATAATTAAGAAAAGCTTATCCATAGGGAGGAGGTCATTAACCTTTACATTTGTGACGCACTTTTGAAGAACCAGGTTAACAGGATCCTCCGTTTTCTTAGCGGTTACAATGCTTTTTTCATCATCGAACGTCATAGGTCGAATAGTTACTGGCAAATCCTCGTCTTCTAATGTGTATGCTTTACACTCAGAAGGAAGATTAACTTCTACTGCGGTATCAGTAGGAAGCTCTTTTAACAGATCATTAATAATTTCTTGCTTGGCAGAGTCGTTCTGCGGATTGTTCGTTATCATATCATCTCCTGTGGATAAGATTTCTAAACTATAATAGTGTGATGAAGATCCATGTAGGCATTCAAAATTCTCGCATAGAGAGCGATAACCCCAAACTGCTCCAAGCCTTGTATGAGTTGTACTCTTTTAAGGTGCCAGGAGCAGAGTATTCCGCTGCATACAAAAGAAGGCAGTGGGATGGAAAAACTCACTTTATTTCTAAAACAGGTGTTTTTAAATCAGGACTATTATCTAGGCTCCTAGTTGATTTAAAGAAGATTGAGTGTGAGCCAGAGGTGATAACAGAATCGGTTAAAGAAATAGAGCCAAATCTAGATTACGATATTGAAGGATTCAATTACTATGTATATCAAGAAAACTTGATCATTGACGCTCTTAAACATAAACGAGGCATCATTAAATCACCTACGGGATCAGGAAAAACTTTGATCATGGCTGGACTCATTAAGGCTTTGGCTGGAAGGAAAATGGTAATTCTTTTCAACGCAAAGCAACTACTAACACAAACATATGATTTTCTTACTGAAACTTGTGGGATGGACAACATTGGCCTTTGTTTTGGCGAGGGTTATATTTACGGTGATGTTATGCTTTGCACTGTCCAGAGCATTGAAAAAATCCTCGACACACACCTTGAAGAAGCCGAAGTCCTTATGGTAGATGAGTGTCATGAGTTTGGCAACGGAAAGACTACCCTAGCTGCTCTTAGAAGCTTTCCTAAGGCCGTGTATCGCCTTGGGTTCACCGCAACGCCTCCGAGGGACTCCGTGCCTAGATACAACCTAGAGGGGGCCTTAGGCGGCGTTTTAGAGGCCGTTGACACAGCGGACTTGGTTGAGTCAGGAAAGCTAACAAAGCCTCTTATTCAGTTAATAGATAGACCTTACACAGCTAGTGGCGTAGATGAAGATTTAGGATACTTGGATGTATATGAAGAATACATAGTAAATAACGAACAACGAAATAATATTATTAAGGAGATTGTAAATGACATCTTATCAAAACAAACAGGCAAAAGAAAAGCTCGTATACTTGTACTTACCAAATCACTCGACCACGGAAGAGCCTTGGAAGACTTACTTGGGGGCAATTGTGAATTCCTCCAGGGGTGTGATTCGGTCGGAGAAAGGTATGAAGCTATATCTAGATTCCGAGGATGTGGAGAATCTAGCATCCTCATTGGTACTAAAATCCTCCAAACAGGGGTTAATATTGAAGAAATAACACACTTCATCAATGCTAGGGGTATGAAGTCCGAGATAGCTACGTTACAGGCTTTAGGAAGAGCCCTTAGACGGCACGACAGTAAAGAGGTAGTGTACATCTATGATTTCATGGATAAGGAAAAATATTTACGAGAACACTCTATATCTCGAAAACGACACTACGAAAGAGAAGGACACCAGGTAACCGTATGTTAAAAATAGTAGATAATTTTTATAAAGATACAGATCTTTTAGATGAACTTTATACATACTTTCATTACTCTGGTGGTTGGCAATTCGACTATATGCCGAATACCTACGTCTGGAAAGACAAGCAATCAACTGAAATTGAAGAAAAGATCTGCGCGTTGATTCGTAGGATTTGCGTTACCAACCCCAATTTCGGATCAATGGGTTATGAAGTGTGGTCTAATGTTCTCAACCAGGACACAGATCACTTGAATCATCATGTGGATTGCGACGAAGAGGCAGAAGGAATAGAGCCAGCCAAGATGACGGCTATTCTGTATCTAGGAAGCAATGAAGGCTTAGAGGGAGGCGAGCTTGCCATCGACACGAATGAAGGCGCACTCCAAGCAGGATTTTATGATAACATTTATGATCTAAAAAATAATTTAGACAATGGGTGGATTAAAATTCCATATAAGTATAATAGGTTAGTCCTATTTGATAGCAACTACCCCCATGCAATTTTGCCTATAGTGGGGATAAAACAAGGAGAAGATCGCATTGGTTTGTCGATTAGCTCCTGGGATAAGAAGATAAAGGTACAAAGATGAAAACAAGACAATCCATTGAAAAGCAAATGTTCGCTATTTCAGAAGAAGAAAGATCAAATCTACGGAGTCTCGTAGAAGATATTAATCAAATAGTAGAAAAGAAAACAGTTAATGAAGAAACTCTTAGAAAGTTTACAAATATTATAACTGTTTTAGAAAGCCTTAAAGATAATTATATGTGGAGAATGCTTAGAGCAGCAAAGCAGAACCATATGCTAGACTAGTTGTTTACGCCTGGAATCTCAATATCAGGGTTCTGTAGTTTTAACTTCAGGCCCCAATTTTCCATATCTCGCTTGGTCCACTGCTCTTCCAAGCTTGCTTCTAGTAAATCTAGCTTATTATGAATTAAGCTTAGTTGACTGCTAATCCAGACTACACCACCGCAGAGTGCAATCACCATACCCAAAGGCATTAAAGTATCTTTTGAAATCGTCATTTTCTTATCTTGTGTGGTCATTACTTAAGCCTCTTAATAGTTACTGTTGTTCCTATTTGTGCTGCTGTAGTTTGTGCCGAGGTGGCTTCGTAGGTAACATCTACAACATCATCAACGGCACATGTGAATATAGCAGATATCGTTCTTTCAACAGGATCAACAGTAGTGTGAGCCCGAGGGTTCGCTGTGTTAACAGGAGATCCCTCTACATTAACATGAAGCTCGATTAGCGTAGAACCCCCTTCGAAAAAGAGCCTCCCCACACATTCATATGTACCCGCTTTCTTTACAACAAAGTTTTTAGCAGAATCGTCCCAACTGATATCGGCGGTATTCGAAACGACAGAAGTGGGAGTATTAGAATACCCTACATGTTTTTCATCAGAGGAGGCTACATCATCTGAGGTTAGTTGAATGTATGCAAAGGGAGGAGGATATGGCATACCATTAAAGGTAAGCCCTGAAACGGCTGTAGCGGAGACGCTTGCCCCTGTAATTGTAGGAGAAGTAAACGCAAAAGCACTAGCCGTAACATTATCAGAAGTAAACGTATTTGTGGTTATTAATTTAGCTTCAAGGGCACTTGTAATAAATGTTTTCCCTGTAATGTTAATATCAGCCACCCCTGATTCGGGAGTAATACTACCAGTGCCAGTATTGTAAACTAGCCCAACAGATTGTTGTGCAGTTGCTGACACACCTGATGCTAATTCATTAACAATGATACTAGAACCCAAACCAATAACAACTCCAGAAACGGAGGTATTACCAGTCCCTCCTAACTCTTGAGGAACAACATCAGTGCCCGAAACAAACTCGGCCAAGCCAGTTGGACGGTCTAACTCGTCAACTTCAACAAAAATAGGAGTACGATCAGCCACTAGGAACCCCCAGAAAATTTACAATAATCTGTAATGCTACTTGCAAAAGTAGTTCCATTATCAATTGCTCCAACGATCTCCATGTTTACAAGTCTGTTAACAGTAGCATTTCCGTTTACTGCTCCCATGAGATTAGCCATCCCACCAGTCCTTGTAATTGTAACTAGGATGTCTCCTTTTGGATTAACAAGCCTAAACGAAAATCTACCACTGCTAACTTTATAAAGAAGAACTCTCCACTGGTTTCCTGCTGCTCCACCTGCTCTGCTGTTTGAGTTTAATTTAAAAACAACAAAGTTAGTTCTATCTTCATACATCACGCAAATAGCGGGACTAGACTTTGATCTAGAGCCTCTACTTTTATTAGATAGTGGACCAGAAACGAAACTCCTAGGCCCTAAGGGTCTAAGTCTAACCATTTAATTTCCTATAGGGCGCTCGTTATCTCGTCCAGGGTTTCCGTGCTGGACTTGTCCATATGTAAGAAAAAAGTTACAAGCTCCGACTTGATCTAGTTGAATATCAATTACACTAGCTCTATCAGCGTCAGAAAGTAAATATTCAACAACTCCTTTGTTTACACTAGCAAATCCCCCGCAGATACCGCTTAAGGTACTACCCATGGCACTTGAGGTGTCAGCGTTTAAAGATTTAGCTGTCACTAAGGCCGCAGGATTGTCACCAGGGTTGGTAGCAACAGAAAAATATGCGTCTGGATTTTCTCCAGAAGCTTCAACAGAAATAAAGTTACATTTAAGAGCAGTCCCTGCTGTATCTCGTAAAGTAACAGAAGATGGGGATACCTCGTTTCCTGCTAAACTCATAACCATAGAAAACGGTCTAAATTGTGCTTCCATTATTCAGTTTCCTCCTCATCGTTGTCCATTCCAAGTTCAGCGGCAATATCAGCAACCATGTTTTCGAGATCAGCTAAGTCACTAACAACTTCGTTTTCGCCCTGTGTTTCTGGGACAACAGGAGCCTCTTCGTTTCCTGGATCAATAGGAGCCTCTTCCGCAGGAGGAACTGCTTCCCCTGCAACATCAGGTCCTGCCCCTGTGGGATCTGGTGACGGTGCTGGTGCCTCAGCGGCAGCTTCTTGATCTGCCATTGCCTGATCGTCCAGATTTTCATCACTAGAATACTCTTGGTCTTTAACAACCTTATCTTGAAGAGTTTTCACTAAATCTTGAATATCAGTTAAGTCTTTATTTACTCTTTTAAAGTTTACTTTAGGCAAGGTATCCGTATCAGCTTCTTCTAAAAGCTGATCATAGCCCACTGCGATAAACATTTCTAACAAGTAATCGTTAACGTCGATGCATTCAACACCTGATTTTGTTTTTAAGCTTTGTCCCATTTCAGATAATACTTCTTTGAGAACAGACCCCTTTGGAGATAATCGAGAGAGTGCTTCAAATATTACAACTTGCGTATTTGCCAAGCTTTTAAACGAAGCAGGGTTTTGAAGATTTTGAATGTTTACACCATATTTTTCATTAATAGTTTCAATAAATGATTCCTTAACTTCTTTCTTATATTCAAAAATCCTAGAAGAGTATGATTGAATATCTTTATCAGATACCCCAATACCGTTGCTATGGCCTAAACAATTAGAGAATGTATTAAACAAACTCTTTTTAGAGGCTAAAGCTAGATAAGGAATTTCTTGTAATGCTTCCGAAAGAGCACTAACAACTTCTTCATCGCTGCCAAACACTAGACTGGCAAGCTTTTGGATAGATGCGTTGTCTGCCCAAATAGTGTCGAAGCTCCTCTTAGACTCAAGAAGTTCTCTCTTAACCAACTCTTGTCGGCAAACCATATCATAAATGGAAGGAGTAACTCCATCTTTAAGAGTATAACTTTTACCTTCTTCAAGCTCTTCTACAGTTAACCTAGGAAAGTTAAAAGCGTTAGACACTGCATTTGAAAGGTTAATTGCATTTCTAATTTCAGGAACACTAGTAACTTTTTCAAAGTTTTCTTTTAAAAACTCATGAAGTTGGGGAGAAACTTCAACAAGCTTTTGAAACTCAGCAGTTTCGATAATATCTTCAACGGCTGCTAATCTATTTGATTGCTCGTATAACTTAGCCTGAACTGTTGAAAGCTTTAGTCTATTTTCCCAAAGAGACAGGACATCGGAGAACGAGTCATCAGCAGATGAATATTCGCCATAATGAATGCTTTCAACAAACGAATGAATCTTTTCATTTACAAAAGAATCAAGTTGTTCTCCATCTTCAAATACAGAAGAATCTTGAACCTTAATCGAATTGATTGTAACATCTTTGTCCATGGAATACTTTCCACTAATAACCTTGCCACTTTCCGTGAGATAAGAAACTTGCGAATTATTGCTATCAATAGCAAACAAGCTTACATTCTCCCGTAAAGATCGGGCTACACAATCACCTAATTTAACAAGGTGGGTAATAGTCTTATCTCTTTCTTCAAATAGTTTCGAAAACATTTTTAATCTCCATTTATACGAACTCTAAACTTATATATGTTAGCTTTTAGTTGTACTCTGTGCTTTTTCTTGTTGTTTTTTAATTATTCTAGAAATAACTTCCTTTTTGTCATCTTCTAGAACTAAATCTCGTAAAGATTCTAACTCAGAACCCCTTTCTTCATTAGCCGTAGGGGGTACGTTTTCAGCAGGTTCCTGCCCTCCCGCTTCCCCAGGCCCAGGACCAGCCATAGCAGCTTGCTCTTGCTGCTGATCCATATCTTTCTGTTGCTGTTCATCCATCTCTGAAGTCATTCGTGCAATTTCTTCATCTGTCATATCATAGAATTCTCTATAGATTGAATCCTTAGAAAATAAACCCAGTTGCTGAACAGCAGCGATTACTCTTGTTTTTTGTTCATCAATATCAAGCTTTCTCTTGGCTGACATATCAGAAGGCTCAGGAAGAGCAATTCGTAGTTTTTTAATTAAAGCAGCAGGAAAACCCTTAAGCTGCAAGTGACGTTTCGCCATATTCTCTAAACCAGCCTCAATATCTACTTGAACCCTTTGAATAGTTCTAGCAAACTTAACGTCAAGCTGAGAGAGGTTAGCTTTCCTTTCAGGAGACTGATCTTTCTCAACTAAGTAGTCTTTAGGAACTTTGAGAGCAGCAAGCAGTTTATCACGGTAGTATCGAACATCTTCAATCTCTCCAAGGTTCGTTGCTCCAGGAAGAGTATCAATCTTTGTACCTCTTCCGTTCTTAGTAGGCACAAAGAAGTCCTCATCCATAGACATCGGATTATATCTAGAATCAATAGTACCTTTGCTAGAGTTATAAAACTTCTCCTTCTTAAACTTCTGCTTTAGACGTTCAATGAACATCTCTGCCTTGCTTGTAGGAAGATTCCCTGTATCAACATAAAAGATGCGTCTCTCAGGTGCGCGAGAAAGTCTATAAATCATCATCGCATCTTCCATCATCTTAAGAGATCGGAAAACACGATGACATAATGCCGCAATTGATTTTCCATACGGATAAAACACTGGGTCAGAAGTGTGCATTCTGTAGTGTACAATTTGATTCTTGTCAAGCTCAATGTACTTCATTGGTCTGACATTTTCAGACTGACCTACTTCAGAGTACTGTAAAGATTCTAAATTAGGGATTTCTTGCAAGAATTTCTTAAGATAGCCATACTCAGTCTCGACTCTCAGAATCCAGTTAGGGTTAAGAATCTTAATTTTCTTAATTCCCTCTTCAGGCTTGTTAACATCGAGAATAAGCTCTGTAAAGCAATCACCATACTTTACGGTATTACGAACAATGTCCCAAAGAAACTTGTGCATGTTAACTTGCTCGAATAACCTATTGACCTCATCTACAACAAGATCACTTTCTGATTTAATTGTCCATCTTTCTGAACGAGTTCCTTTTTGAGTAGAGTCATCTGCATAGATATCAAACGCCGCACCAATTTCAGGATACTCATCCATCTCTTCATACTCTTTATACCTTCTGCGTCGATTTAGCTCTAGTTGGGGTAGAATTGGGTTTCTTTGAACGCCCCCGATAGCGGGTCCACCATCAACTTCTTGATCTTTGATAACTTCTGTGCTTACAACAGTATCACCTTGCTCAGGCGTTACTTTACCTTGATCAATAGCCCTCGCTGCGGGGACTTGTGCTTTAGTAGCAAAGAATTTGGCAAAGAACCGCCCAATGGGACCCGTAGGGGTATAGTATGACGCTGTTCTTTGTTGGGTTCCACCAAATGTGGTGTATCCACTCTCATTTAGTTCATCATTTATTTCATCAGCCATTTAAAATCTTCCTGGGTCATTCCACCATACGCTGTCTTAAAGTTATGCTTGAAACTTTGACTGGGCGCTAAAGGTTTTTGTTGTTTTTCAAGTTTTGATACAAATTCAATATGAGTCGTATCTAACAAGTTTTTATAAGCATGAACAGCGAGAGCAAGACTCATAACAAGATCATCATGATGATTCTTCTCAGCCTCAACTCTTCCGTTTTCAGTTATAATAAATGTCATTAGTTCATCACAAGTTCGAACTGAGTTGATTTTAACTAAATCAGTCCTAATTGCTTCTTCTAGTTCAGCTAGTATACTTTCTCTATTCTTTGCAGTTACCTGAAAGCCGATTTCATCTTTATCATCAGCCCAAAGGTTCTCGTACTCATAGATATTATAGAGCCAGTCAATTAAGTTATTTCCAATAGTGTTTCGCTCACAGATTATGTGCGCTACATTATATAGCATACCTTCATTAAATAATATTTTAGCAAAGTCATTTATGGGTGTTCTATTAGAATAAAACTCAGCAACTTGCTGTCCATTATACATGTTGATCACATGAAATGCAGAGTAATCCCTGTCCCGTCCAAGAGAAGTATCACATGCTATGAGGTAGGAGTACTGTGGTTGCGGCTCTTGCCAAACCCTCATTCTATTGTTATATTTGGTGAAATACTCCTCACTTGTTTGAGACGATATCTGTTTTAGAGTCTCTCCCTCAATATAAGTATCCCCTGTTCCAAGGAAGGAGCATTCATACTCTTGTAACCACTGCTTCATGGGCATATTAGCTTTAGTGGTTTCTTCCCATTTATGAATATCTAACCCTTTTTCTTCCATCTCCCTATAGAGATGACTAAAATTCTCATTATAGTTGTACTCAGGATGTTCTTGCCATCTAATATCAATTGGATTAAATGAGTTATCTCCCGTCATAGCTTTTTGATAAACTTCGTGATACCAATTACCAATACCGTTAACAGTGGACAGAACAAAGGCTCGACCTCCTGTAGAGATAATGGGATATACAGCAGCCCAGATAGTATCAATGTTTTCAATGAAAGCGGCCTCATCAATGATTAGAAGTGATCCTGCTAAAGAACGCCCTGACTGCTTGCCTGATGGGCGAGATTTAATAGTAGATCCCGTCTTAAGCTTAAGTGTGTGTTTATTATCCTCTTGAATTCCTGGCTTTAAAAACTCAGGAAGCTCATCATACATTAATTTGATCCTGTCAAGAACCTCGGTAGACTCAGCATCACCTTTAGAGAGGATAACGACCTGCTTATGCTTTTGAAATATAATCATCCACAGGGAGTAGGCAGCGGCAATAGTAGTACATCCAGCCTGACGGAACTTGCGTAGGATATTAAACCTGTTCTCCTCAAGGTCAGACAAAATCCTTTCCTGGAACGGATAGAGTCTAAACGGAACCAGACCTCGAACTGGGTGTGTAACCTTAATGTACTGGGAGATGAAGTGCTCAGGGTCAGTTGAACACTTCTTAAACTCTTGAATTAATTCTTGTTTTTCCATAAAAGTATCTTTGGCTCCATATATTATAGTATATGAACATCTACGCTATAATATGTACTAGAGATAGAAATGAGGTAAGCGATACCACTGATAAATTACTTAGTTTTTTATGCTCTGGGGGAATAAAAGTATATTTGCTGTCTGGTGCTAAATCAATCTTTGCAGCATACCACGGTGCTTTTAAGAAAATTAACCCAAACGAAGAAGACATTATTCTTTTCTGTCATGATGATATTGAAATTAGAGAAAATGCTGATGATTTTGTAGAAAAACTAAAAAAATCATTATCTAAACCAGAGGTTGGGTTTGTTGGAGCCGCAGGAACCAAGTCATTAGGTCCTGATGCAGTATGGTGGGACCAGACAAGATGGCAACAAGGAAAGCATAGTGGAACAGTAATCCATGTAGACCCTCAGGGAAGAGAATACACGACCCCTTACGGACCTCCAAGTGATGTTGTAACCCTAGACGGCCTATTTTTAGCGGCCAAACGTAAAGTTTTGAATGATGTTGGGCTTGAAAAGCCAGAATACTTCGAAGGAGAGTGGGATTTCTACGATATTTACTATACATCTCAAGCATTTCTTAAAGGTTACACAAATAAAGTGATGGATATTAATATTTTTCACAATTCTAGAGGAGAATTAGTCGGAAGAGACTCTTGGCACAAGAATCGAGCGGCTTTTATCACAAATAATGATCTTCCAATCGAGATTATAGACTGAAATGAGTAAACGATTAACAAAACACAACATAATTGGTCACACAGGAGGTGGAGATCACAAAAATAACCACTGGCCGCACCCAATGAATGAAGAATTTAATAATGTAATGCGATCTGTAGTTAATATTTACGGAATTGGCAACCCGAATGAACAGCAGCTTCTTAAAGAGTGTAAATCTTATCTTCAATCACGCTTAGATCTCTTAATTGGTCATAAAGTTAGGCGAGATACTGAGGAACATTACAAAGTTATGAGTATTCGAATAAGAGAGGGATTCCACAAAGCACCTCATGAACGCCAGCAGTTAATTGAAGAGTCTGATCTCCTTTTATGTGTAGGAGATTGGAAAAGTAGCAAGGCAGCGATAGAAGAATATAAGTTTGCTACGATGCTAGGGAAACCAAAGTACGAAATGTACCATAATCCGAATATTCCAATAGAAAATATTATTCGATACCTGCAACCCGTTAGACCTATTAAAGATTCAGTATGGGATTCTACAAAGCAGGACAATGTTCTTATTTACGAAACCAAGGATGGTCTCATGGAGCTTATGGATGGAAACCATAGGCATGAGTTTGCTAATAGAGTAGGTGGAGTTACACACCTAAGCGGTTGGATTATTAAGGAAGTATAAAAAAACTCCCCACTAGTAATGTAGTGGGGAGCGGTTGCGAAGTTCCATACCACAGAAAGGCGTAACGTGCCTACCCTGCCGTTGGTCTAGTCTTTTTTAGTAGCTTTCTTAGCTGCTTTCTTTTTGGCTTTCGGTTTTGCTTTAGGCTTCGGAGCCTCTTCGACTGTTTCCCCTTTCCAGCCCAGCTTCTCAAGCTTCCGTAGATTAACGCGAGCCCTTCTACCGTTGGGATTTCGTCTTCTAGCCAGTTTTGCTAACTCTTTTTCAATTAAAATTTTATTATCCATTATTTAATCTCTTACTGTGTTTTCTTTTTGATTCTATTCTGAAGAAGTGTTGTAACTTCTTTTTTACATTGCCTAACCGTTCAAAGTATTTAGGTCCCTTGTTATTGAAACGCTTGTTCTTTTTATTCGGTTTCTGCAATTACTGGTTCGACAACTACGGGTTGTTCAATTACCGTAGCATCCTCTGCGTTACTTAAGTTCATAATCCATAGACCAAACTGACCAATGCCATAACCTGCTCCAAAGAGAATTCCCCCTAGTACTAGAACCTCTGCTAAACTCATTTTATACACTGAGAATGGTGTGCGAATTGTGTCTTTAAATAATATTGCCCAAAGTGGATTCATTGTTTACCTCTAAATGTTCTAGGATCATCTTCATCCTTGCCGTCCCCATTTTCTACAATCCCCTTGAGAATGGTCGATAGATTAGTTACGACCAGCGTGATCAAACCTGCGACAACAGCAATTGAGGTCTCAGGTACGAACTGGATCGAGAAAATGAACGTGCAGACTAAGAACGTCAAATAAAATCCAGCGAACTTCGCCAGGTGCTTTGAGGCTGTCTCTTTCGCGCTCTCACGAATTAAAAGCTCTCTGAACTTAGCATCAGACTCAGCATTAAGTTTATCAACCTCAACGCGACCAGCAGCCTCTCTAGACTCCCTCTCCACACGCCCCTCAGCCTCTTTAAGCTTAAGCGCCGATTGTACATCAATGTACCCCTTATTATCCATCATTGGTTTGTCAGCCATAATCTCACCGTCCTATTGTATGTAGGACTTACTCAAGGTTTTTGCGCCGAATTTTTTTTAACAGCGTTCTAAGTTATTGGGAACTCCTTTATGGGACCCTACAAGAAGTTTAGAGTTAACTCAGAATAAATTTTTATGAGTCCCAACTTTTTAGAATTTTATAGGAGTCCCATAGGATTAACTAGGAGTCCCTTAAATTTTTTTTTATTTTTTTTTTTGACCACTAATAATATTTGTATGAGTATCTATAGGTCGCGTAGCCGTTCCCAGGAGTCCCAATCACGCGATATTTTCCCTAAGCATATGTAAACAAAGGACTTACGACGATGAGAAA